CGCATGGGCAAATCAATCGTGTCGGGACACACGCACAGACTGGGTTTATCAGCGCACTCAGAAGCCTCTGGAGGGCGATACGGGCGTATTGTGTGGGGAGTTGAGGTTGGCAATCTAGTAGACCTTGCAAGCCCTGGTATGGGTTACACGAAGGGTTATGCCAACTGGCAGATGGGTTTTGTGGTAGGCACACTACACGGCAAGCGCTTTACACCTGAGCTTATCCCAATCGATCCCAAGGATGGATCTTTCATTTATCAAGGCAAACGCTGGGGCTAAATCGTTACCGTTTCGTTATGTAAATGGGCGTGTAAATGTCGGATAAATGTGAGACCGTAATCCAGTAAGCAACAATGCTTACAAGAACGGGAGCAAAACAAATGGATCTACAAGTACCAGTAATCTTGTTATTACTAGCTGCTAATGTCCTCTGGTTCATCATGGGCTGGGGCAAAGGCTTTGAAGAAGGTAAACGAGAAGGATTAATCGTTGCTAAGAATTACCAACGCCAGGTTGAAAATGCGCGCTGATGACATCCTTGACGAAGCAAAAGATCTCATCCAAGACCGAGGTAAAGATTACGGCTTGGCAGCTCTCAATCACCTTCGAATTGCCAAACTCTGGTCAGCCTATCTTGAACGCAACATCGAGCCTCACGAAGTCGCAATCTGTATGGCACTTGTCAAAATCTCACGCTTACAAGAAAGCCCAAACCACGCAGACAGTTACAAGGACGGCGTCAGCTACCTTGCGCTCGCTGGACAAATTGTTACAACTGACTGGACTGACCTTGACAGTTATTAAATCAGCCCCAGGAGTTTGGTGTGATTACTGCAAAGTCCGCTTTGGCGCTAATAATCTTTTAGGTCAAAAGGCAGCTAGTTACACAGTCATAAGCAATCACCCACGCAGTCAAGGCACACGCCGACACTATTGCAATTCATGCGCCATCGATGTCCAGACATGGGCAGACGGTACTGTTTGGTCACTAGCGGAACAAACCGATTACTTAATGAAACAAGAGGAGTTACCAAATGTTTAATTTGGCAGATTACGAGACAGTCGAAACGCGTCTAGAGAAGTTCATCAAGGACTTCCCAGACTTTCGCATAAGCACAGAACTGGAGAGTTTCCAAAATGATCGATTCATTGTTAAAGCATACCTTTATAGAACTTTTGCAGATAGCGTTGCGTTTTCCACCGGATACGCTGAGGAGAAGGTTACTGATCGCGGCGTTAATTCCACTTCAGCGTTGGAAAATTGCGAGACTAGCGCGATCGGTCGGGCGCTTGCAAATGGAGGTTACGCAGCTAAAGGTAAGAGACCTTCTAGAGAAGAAATGAGCAAGGTAGAACGACTATCAGCAAAGGACATCGCTAAGGCTAAGGAAGTGCCTAGTTTCAAAACCAAGGAAGAAGCATTAGCTGCTGATCCTTGGACGACAGAGCCAATCTATGGAGATCCAAAACAACCAGCAGCAATCAGCGCAGCTGAAGCCATTGCTAATGTTCAAAATGTATTGGGAGGCACTAATACCGAAAGTTGTGTCCACGGTGACATGGCATGGAAAGAGGGCGAAAAGAACGGTCGCGCTTGGGGTGGGTTCTTTTGCACTTATGCAAATCGAATCGGAGAAGCTAAGTGCTCAACAGTTTGGTACACCCTTGCATCATCAGGCAAGTGGGATCGACAACCTTTAAGGAGTGTTTAAGATGGGATTTGTAGAAGTAAAAGTAAACGGGCAATGGATGAACCTCATGTCTATGACTATTCGATGCCAATTATGTAATGAGGAAGTAGTTATCGCTCATTTGGCTAAGATTGAAAACGCTGATACTCCAGTCAATGCGACCTGGACTTGCAAGAAGTGTCACTCAATCAATGGCTAAATACTTCATAACTCCAGCACATTACCCAAGCGCCAGATACCATTTCAGCGGTTATGGAGGTGTCAATAACTGCACCAGATGCGACATCTTTCATCATGTCAATGAGTATGTAGATGATGAAGGTCAAGTCGTTTGGTTCTGTACTAAATGCGAGGATCATTTAGAGCTGTGACGAATCATCGCAAGCATCGAGGCTACAGAACCCAAAAGGTTATAGCCGATTACCTGAAGCAATGGTGGATTCATGCTGATACTGCTGGGGCTGGTCGCCAAGGTGAGGACATACTCAACATCCCAACTCTCAGTATTGAGGTCAAGGCTAGGGCTGACTTTCAGCCTTTAGCCTGGATCAAACAAGCTGCAACAAATGCTAATGGCAAGATTCCAATGGTAATTATGCGCTGCAATGGTCAAGGTGAGGATGCTGGCGAATACCTGGCTTTTGTTAAAGTTAAGGACATTATGCCAATACTTCATCTTGTTGTACCGACAGACCAACCAGCCAGATGCGATAAATGTGGATCTTGGACATTTATGGAAAGGAAGTGTTTATCATGCCAACTTATGAATACAAATGCGTGAAATGCCAAATAAGCATGGAACTAGAGAAATCAATACACGAGGAGGCAGATCCAAACTGCTGTGGTGAGGCTATGCGCCGAGTTTATAGCAGCTTTGGCATAACCTTCAAAGGTAACGGTTGGGGACATCAATGAAACGAAACACCGCTCTGACCAGGGCTTTTACAAATGGATTTGACAGCGCTGGTACGCTAGATTCGCAGAACCCATCAAGGGTTCAGAGCGACCCGCTGAAGCGGGTAGGTCGCTCGGTGCTAGTCGCTATTGGGATAACTCTGTTTACACCTGCTTACGCAGGTTCACCTGATGTGGTAAAACAATTAACTATCAAAGAGTATGCAGCTGTATTAGTAGATGATAAAACCCAGATGAGTTGTTTAAGTAAGCTCTATGGAAAAGAGTCAGCATGGAGACATGATGCTGTTAATGGCTCACACTACGGAATACCACAAGGACGATCTATCTATCTAAAAACAGCAACACCAGAGCAACAGATTATGTGGGGCTTGAAGTACATCGATAATAGATACGGCAGTCCATGCAAAGCATGGGCGTTCTTCCAAAAGAATGGATATCATTAATGGCTAAGCAATCAGCACTAAGAGATGATGGATCAACAGCTCTATGGCGTAAGATCCGCGCAAGAGTATTAACAAGAGATCAACACACTTGCCAGCGATGTGGTATGGAAGCCACTCATGCAGATCACATCATACCCAGACGCTTAGGAGGAGATGATTCAATGGATAACCTTGAAGCATTGTGCAGAAGATGTAATTTAGGTAAGGGGGGTAGGTTTTTTGAGAGCACTCCGACACCCATGACCCCCCTTGGATCTTTTGCCCCCAAAAACGGCTCAATAAGCCACTATCAGGAGACAACCGACTAACTATGACTACAAACCCTCAAACAGGCTTAGAACAGGCTCCTACGGCTTACCTAGGGGCGACAGAACCCCGTATAAGGTCAAAAGCGGTCGATTTACCGTCCCGGGGTCAGGAAATGATTGATTTCTGCGAGCAAATCATCGATCCGGTTACTGGTGAGACCTTCAAACTGCTTCCCTGGCAAAAACTTCTGGCTTTGGAAATGCACCGCGTCAAGCCTGATGGACGCTGGTATCACAATGAGGTTGGGGTCATTATCGCTCGTCAGAACGGTAAATCTACTTTTATGCAGCTTCGTATTCTGGCTGGTATGTTCCTTTGGGGTGAGCGTTTACAGATCCACACAGCTCACAAACTAACCACATCATCTGAAATCTTTTGGAAGATCGATGAGATTATCCAAGCCAATGAACAACTTGTGACTCGGTTTGTAAAGAAGTACGAAACCAAGGGAAGCCAAGAGATTAAACTCAATGATGGCACTCGATACCTGGTTAGAGCCAATAACTCAGCTGCTCGTGGTATCGCAGCACCTGACACGATCCACCTGGATGAAGTCCGTGAGTACAAAGACGATGAAGTCTGGGCATCGCTTCGCTTTACGCAGATGGCATCAAAGAATCCGCAAGCGATTATGTATTCCAATGCTGGAGACCAACACTCAGTAATCTTGAACCGTATGCGAGAGCGTGGGCTTGCAGCAGCTGCTGGTTCGGATGATCCGATTGGCTGGTTTGAGTGGAGTGCTGAGCCAGGCTGCGCAATCGATGATGTGAAGGGTTGGCAACAAGCAAACCCAAGCCTTGGACATACCATCCACATCGATAATCTTAAAAGCGCAATGTCAGATGATGAGTCTATTATTCGCACAGAACTTTTGTGCCAATGGGTAAGCCAGATCAACCCAGCCATCAATCCGTCAAGTTGGACAGAGTGCGCGCATGAGGGTACGCTCGCTTTGGATCGGGAGCAACCAACTTGGATGGCTATTGATCTCAGCCCGGATCGAAAAGCAGCTGCATTAGTTGCTGCGCAGCGACTTATTGGGGATAAGTTCTGCGTAGTATTACTGGAGACCTATTCGAATCCAGTATCGATTGACGATAAAGACCTTGCGAACAGTATCGCTGTCTGGACGAAGCGTTACAGCGTGGAGACGGTCGCTTATAGTCGTCAAACGGCTGGTGCAGTTGCTTCTCGATTAATCCCAGCAGGTATTCCAACGACCGCGATCGATGGAGCCATTTACGGTCAGGCTTGTGACGAGATGTTGTCGGCTATTACCTCCCAGCGTTTGGTTCACACAAATCAAGCTGAGTTAAACAAGCAAGTCCTATCTGCCGTCAAGCTGCCATTTAAGGACGGTGGTTGGTACCTTGGACGAAAAGCGTCAGGTGCCACAATTTGCGCCACAGTTGGCATGGCAATGGTTTCTCACTTTGCAACACGACCTGACTCGGAAGTAGACATTGTGCTGGGTTGATTATGGTATAATTTTATGCTAATGGCACTCAGAGATTTCTTCGCAAAAGCTCCTGAACCGGTAGGACTTACGGTAGACGCAGCTGCGACTCCAGCACCTTTTAATAATTCAGTCCAAAGTATGTTTTATCCTTTGGCGACTGCAAATCGTCAGCAAGCAATGGCAGTTCCAACTATCGCAAGAGCGCGCAACATCATTTGCTCGACTGTTGCATCTTTGCCACTAGAGCAAAGAATTAAATCTTCCGGGGTACGAGTTGAACCCAACCGCGTAATTAACCAACCAGATTCACGCGTTCCCGGATCATCTATCTACGCTTTCATTGCTGAGGACTTATTGTTCCACGGCGTGGCGTATGGACAAATAATGTCTATGTATGCCGATGGACGAATCCAAGAGTGGACACGCGTTTCACCCGATCGCGTTACTTATACAACAAACGCAAACAATACTGAAATCATCGGTTACTCGGTAGATGGAACTGTTGTTCCTTCAATGGGTATTCGATCTCTTGTAGTGTTTAATGGTTTGGATGAAGGATTCTTATCTCGCGCAGGTCGCACAATTAGAGCTGCGGTTGCATTAGAAAACGCATCAGAAGCATTTG